ACTTATACACTTATACACTTATACACTTATACACTTATACACTTATACACTTATACACTTATACACTTATACACTTATACACTTATACACTTATACACTTATACACTTATACACTTATACACTTATATAAACACTTTACATCTTCTTCAATCTAGACTGAACCAATTCTTCATGACCCTCACAATGATCAAATTCACAAAAGACATTGAAACATTCTTTTCCATTCCAACCCTCTGAATGCCAACAGAATCCAGGTAACTCAGCAACATTTACTCCTTGTCCTAAAAATTCATGAGCATATATATGATTTTTAGGACAAGGAATACTACGTTCTATTGAATTTCGCTTTGGACAATTGGGACCATCTTTGCAAAATGGTGTTAAGAATGTATTCTTGGTAACAATACGAGGTTTCTTTAAAGTAGTATGCTGATAAGACTTTCGTGGGGCACCTGGTACAACCATATTATTTTGCTTGGGTGGTGGTGTACTTGGTGGTAAAGTATCATCTTTGACAATCGTTTCAACTACAGACAGATCATCAACAACTTCTTCATGTTCAGAAGATTCTTCCACATCATTTTCAACTTCTTGTTCGGGAGACTCTATGGTATTTTCAATAGAATCATCAATTTCAGGAAGAGATGCCATTGGTTTTTTTAGAGCAGAACTCCAACACAATGGATGTGAAGATGTAATAACTGGACTACGATTATCAACAGATATACTTCGCATAATCGGGTGCTGTGGTAAAACAGGTTCCTGTTGTTGTAATGGAGGTCGTTGTTGAAACGGAGGTCGCTGTTGAAACGGAGGTCGCTGTTGAAACGGAGGTCGTTGTTGAAACGGAGGTCGTTCTTGATACGGAGGTCGTTGTTGAAACGGAGGTCGTTCTTGATACGGAGGTCGTTGTTGAAACGGAGGTCGTTCTTGATACGGAGGTCGTTGTTGAGAAGCAAGTCGTTCTTGATACGGAGGTCGTTGTTGAAACGGAGGTCGTTCTTGATACGGAGGTCGCTGTTGTGTTGGAACAAATGGTTGTTTCTTCTCCCATTTTTGTTGATCTTTCGAATAAAAAAGCGGACCACCAATAGCGAAAAGAGCGTCCTTAATCTCTTTTGGATCAGAATCTTCTGGTTTATCTACTAACGCACACATTTCATGATAATGACAATCCATACAATGAAATATAATGGACTCTTTGAACAATGGTACATCAGTATTATCGCCGTTTTGGTGACAACGTATGGTCTTGATTTTCCGATGATCTAGTAAACCAGACCAATCAGAATAAGCACGACCTTTACATGGTTCTCCACAATAGCATTCCCACGCAATAACCATTCCATCCGAACCATACAACTCCTTAGTTTTAGGAGGTTTTTGATATGATAAAGGTAGAATAGATGCGAATTGTGGGATAACAGTACTACCAGTGCGAAGAGCACTAGTGGCAATGTTGGGTAAATCGTTATTTAAATTTTGTGTAATACAGAACATTTTAAATACAAAAAACTTTACTATTTAAATGACTGATATAAAATTTTTATTTCAATTTTTTTAATTCAAGAGCATAATTAGATACTACTTTTTCCATGAAATATATACCATTCCAATATATTGTACACGTTATTATAATAGATGATACTAGTTGATAATATAATAAAGTATTAGTATTGACTATTTCACATATAATCAATGATACGGTTGATATACACCCAGGGCATCTTAACCATAAATTAATATATAAATTAACCTTTTTCTCTATCATCCTATCTATTATATTATTACGTACCATAAATAATAATAAATAATCAATACCTCCTGGTAAACCATTTATAAAAAAAAATGAATGCCCTATTAAATTATTATGATAAAACAATAAAGTTAAAGGTAGAGCAATACCGCACATTAATATATGATGTAACCAATCCTCAAATCTTAGTTTATTATAGTACCATACTATATGATATAAATGTATACCATATATAATATTCCTAGAAGAATCAATTAAATCATTATTTACATGGAGTGCCTTATTATTATAACTCAGTACCATACTATTAAATGTATAGTAAACAATTATCATATTACCAATAAAATGATTCATGTAATATCTACCTTCAATAGACAATTTTTTCATAAAAATATCTGACATAATAAACATTATAATAAATGTACTTATACAAAATAACATTATTATTTTTAATAATGTTATTTTAAATGAAAATATAATATGAGTCTGTATTGTCTTTTACCATATATTTACACGATCTTCTTTATTTATCCACATTGATGATTTATTATTAATATCAAAATATTTATAAAAATCATCCATATTACTTAATATTATATTTACACGGTAACATGGAGGAGAATGCGGGTCTGTTGTCAATCTTTTATCTATTTCCTCTTCTGTTATCTTACATTTCCAAATATTTGCATAATTATAAAAAAACAATTGATATGATTGTATATTATTTAGTTTATCTGAAAATTTTAGATTATATTTTTTTAAAGCGTTAAATGAAATCATAACACCACCTAAATCAGCAATATTCTCACCCAATGTTAATTCACCATTTACATTCTTATCATTTATTTTTAATTTATCAAACATTTCTTTTAATTTTAATGTTTTCATTTTATATTTAACGCTATCATTTTTTGTCCACCAATCAATCATATTACCACGAGCGTCAAATTTTCTACCCATGTCATCAAAACCATGTGTAATTTCATGACCAATTACAGTTCCAATACCACCAAAGTTACTAGCAATATCTTGATCAATTGAATAAAATGGTTCTTGTAATATACCGCTTGGAAATACAATTTCATTATATTGAGGAGAATAATAAGCATTAATTTCATGTGGTAACATAAACCATCGTGTCTTATCAACATCTTTGTACAAATGTTTAATATCTTCCATATAATCAAAAGTATAACATTTTAATACATTTGTAAAAATATCATCTTTATTTGATATATGTAAACTACTAAAATCTTTCCATTTATCTGGATATCCAACTTTAAAATTCATATGTTTTAATTTTTCCAAAGCCTTGGTTTTTGTAATATTTTCCATCCATTCATTATTTTCTAATCGTTCTTTTAATTCTAATTTAATAAATTGTATCATTTCAATTACTTTATTTTTTGATTCTTTCTTAAAATTTTCACTAACAAATAATTTACCAACTAACATACCTACCAAACAATCTAATTTATCTAATGTTCTTTTCCATGGATCTTTTATTTTTTTAATACCACTTAATACTTTACCATAAAAATTAAATAGTAATGTTTCAGTATTGTTATCTATATAATTACCCATTTTTCTTAAGAATAAATAACAAAAATAATTTTTAAGTGTTTCTAAATTAGTTGTATTTAATAATTCGTAATAAAATTTTGTAAATTTAGGATTAGTTATATTTATCTTACCTGATATAATATTAATTTTTTTAAAAAAATATTTTAAATCATTTGCCAAAGATTCATTTGTTTCTTCTAATATTTGTATAGTAGTATTATTATTCATTATTTCGCAATCTCGTTTTTGTACATTAGTATATGTTGGTCCTGATAGTTTTTCTTCAATATCATAAATATCATCAACATTAAATTCTAAATTAAAATAATTTAAAAAATCACCTATAAATTTTTTATAATTAATTCTTATATCCTCTTTTGATTCATCTATATAATATTCCTTATCTGGTAATCCTAGACCACCTGTTCCAATGTGAAGAATATTAGTGGTACTGTCATTAAAATCATTGTATACATAAAATGTATTTGTATTACTTATGCCATTTAATGTAAATAAATCTATTAATAATTCTCTTAATGAAACAATATTATCAATATCCATAATTTTTTTAATACAATTATTTACAGTTTTCATATTATTCATTTTTGCATCTTGTAATTGTTTAAATAAAATCATTATTTTAACATATTCTTCATTTTTTGTATCTATATATTTATTTAACAAGTCGTGTGTTTTTTTTAAATTAGTTTCTTGTAATACATTAAAATTATTCCATATCATATTATCATCTGGAATAATTGATTCAGTTATCCATTTATTATTAACATGTTTATAAAAATCTTCATCTAAACTTATATCATAGTCAAAATTCATTAATATTTATATTAAATAATCTTTAATTATTGATTATTTTGATTAAGTAAATTTAAATATTTTGTTTTATATTTTAGATATTTTCTTTTACTTGACAATTGTTTAATTTCTTCTAGTATTTTAATTCTTTCTTCATTATATTGATCACGCATTCTATCTATTTCTGGTATTTGCATATTAATAATTTTTTCTTTCTTTCTTGGATCCATTGTTTTTGAAGCAATTAATATATCACGTTTTTCTTTTTCTAAATGAGCAATCTCGTCGACACATACTTCTAATCTGTCTTTTAAAATTTTAATTAGACTGGTTATTGACTTATTTGAAGATTCGGATTCTTGACTAGATTGTTCTCTCTGTTGTTGTCTTTCTAACAATCGTTCTCTTAATACACGTCTCTTTTGTAATTGTTCATCATCATTACTACGACGTAGTTCTCTTCTGGGTTGACTTTCTTCTTGAGGAAAACTTTCTTCATCCCTAGATTGTTCTTTTTGTAGTTGTCTTTCTAACAATCGTTCTCTTAATTTACGACGTTGTTCTCTTCTAGGTTGACTTTCTTCTACTTGTCTCGTATCATCATTTTGATTTCTCTGAAGTTCTTCTATCCATTGTTGTTCAGATATATTACGAAAAACATCTTGACTCATAACAGGATCTGTATTTGATGCTTTTTGATTTTTTCTTTCTAATATACGTTCTTTCAATACTTGTATTTTTCGTAAACGTTCAGCGACCTCGTCATCTTCAGAATATATATCTTCTTTATTTTTACGTTGTGATTGTAATTGTTCGAACCTGCTTTTCCTTTCTTGTGATAACATATCTTCAGGTGTATCAGATAAAGATAGTGCTGTTCCTAAATCAATATCATCTTGTTCCTGTTGTCTAATATTGCGTAGATTTTGAGTATTATCTCTATTTTGTGATGTTTGTGTAGATCTAATTCTATCCCGTCCTTCATCGTGACTCATTTTTTTAGTTAAACCTTCTAACCATCGCTCTTTTTCTCTCCGTTTTATATCTAAATCAGAAAATTTATTTGTGTTTTCATTATTTAAAAAATATGGTCTAGTTTGTTCAGCGAAAGAGGGTCTAGTTTGTTTAGTTGGTATAATTCGTTCAGTAAATAAAGGTATAGTTTGTTCACCAGAATATAAATACGGTCTGTTTTGTTCACCCAATGATAAAGATGGTCTGATTTGTTCACCCAATGATAAAGATGGTCTGATTTGTTCACCCAATGATAAAGATGGTCTGATTTGTTCACCCAATGATAAAGATGGTCTTGATTGATCCTCTTTTAACGCAGACAACCATCTACGATGATCCTCACTGAAAGTTGATGATGACGATGGTCTCGGTTGTTCGTATTCGTCTTCGTCTTCTAACGGAAATAACAATCTCTGGTGAGCCTGACTAAAAGGTGATAGTTTAGGTGTCAATAATTCATAGTGTACTCCACTTCCTACACCGCTTGTATTGCAATAATATAAATGTATTGGCGCACCACTTACAATTTCAAAACGTGGTAATAAGTTATCACCTATGTCATTTGTAGTATTATCCATATTATGAATAATGATATGACGTTTATATAATAATGCTGCGGCACATAATTCGATATATCCACCCCAACTCTTATCTTGACTCATTTTTGTAATATATGCGATAGGTCCTTCATCTAAACTCATTTTAATTTGATCTAAATCAAAAAAATCAGGATGAGTTATCATATATTGACATATTTCTCGTCTCACTGTATCATGTGAGCGAAGCAAAGCATGACCTAAAGAATAAAATAAACAATTCCCATCATTTTTTTGAATATGTCGATCATAATTTTCTTCAATAAAAGGTATTAATTTACATTTATATGGAAATAATATTGTAACATAGTCATTTTGTTTAACGTTTGTTAAAAGAATATCCATATTAGGCATTGTTCCAGTAATTCGATATAGATCATCATAATTATTTAAAGCAATTTGTTTTATTCTATTTAAATTGTCTTGAGTAAGATTAGAATTTTCTTGTTGTAAAATAGTAATTATTTGATCAACTAATTTTTCTTTATAACTCATATATATATATATAACTAGATATAATTATTAAAAAATTTTAAATATATTTTTAAGTTAAAAATATATTTAAGTTAAAAATATATTTAAGTTAAAAATATAGAGTATAATTATTGACTGATATGTTCTTTTATCTAAAATAAATGTTATTTATCTAAAATAAATGTTATTTATCTAAAATAAATGTTATTTATCTAAAATAAATGTTATTTATCTAAAATAAATGTTATTTATCTAAAATAAATCCTGTAACGCCTCAAACATTTCATTATTAATATGAGATAAATTGCCTCGCTCTGCTAAGGTCTTAAACTGAGAAACACTACCATGTTTCATATAAGATGAATCATTGTTTAGAATATCTTTTAGATGAGACAATAATTCATTATAAACTTCTGTGTTTTTAATCTGATCAATCTTATTTTCATTTAATTTACTACTCATATTAAAATATTTGTTTTCATCATATAAAATATTATATTTATATACAAAATCTTTAATTTTATCATTCATTATATTTTCAAGAGGATTATGTACTGTATAATGTTCATTTTCAGGGATTTCTAAATTCGATGTATTTAAAATATATTTAATATTATATTCTTTACAAATATTATCATAATGTAATATTTTAGTATCTTCATCACAATCTATAAAACTATGATATTGTATTACATTATTATTATTTAACTTTACAAATAGTTTTTCTATGTTATCAGAAACATTATTACAATTAATTACATGTATTGTTATATACATTTCAGACAAAATTCTTAATAAGGTTATTGATCTCATATCTCCATTACATTCAACCAATATTGGTTCGATTTCTGAATCATCTAAATTATAATTTAGATTATCTATACAATAATTAAATACATTCATATAAATTTCATCATCTTTAGTTAATTCGCGCTCTTTTTCTTTATTTGTATGTTTTAATTTTGAATAAAAGAACATACTTATTCCTGCAAATGTAATAAAATAACAAATTACAAATAATAACATTATTTATAATATTGAGATAATCTTTATATATATATTCAAATCATATAGAATAATTATAAAAATCATAATTATTAATCTTTTCGATATAATTACAATTTATATTATTACTCATAATAATAACATATGTATTCTGAATCGTTTTATTTTTATACAAATGAAAATTATGATCAAAATATGTAAATTTATCTTTTGATATCATTCTTAAACCTTTAAAATATTTACTATTTTTTATTAAACTAATTGTATTAAAATCATTGTATTTTATAATTGTATTATTATTTTCCATCATATTATCAGACATATATTTTTTCCCTTCTATATCCCATATGGGTATTGTAATAATAAAATTTAATTCATCTATTGAATTATCTAAATATTCTATCATTCGTTTTATACCATTATCTATTATATCATATTGATAAGGAGGATTAAAAGAATATGTACCTTTTTTTATAATTATATTAAAATAACTACCAATTGATCCAAAATATTTCTCTACATCATAGTAAATAGAACAATAATTATATAATGAACCATTTATAGCAGATGCAAAACACTCGTGAGATAACCCAAAATCTTCTTTCATTTTATTTAAAATAGTTTCTAATACAGCAAGTTGATTATTATTAGAACTTAATAATTGATATCGATACAATATAATCCAGATAATATTATCAATATCATCCATTTGTCCTATTTGTAATTTTATATATTGTGTTTCCATAATATTATATTGATACGTTGGTATTATAATATTATTAATAATATTAACTAATTTATTACTTATAATAGTATTATTAGGCGTTATATTTAATATAAATTTATAAAATGGTATACACATACTATCTCGTTGTTGATATATTATTATTTTTGTAATATTTATATTATTATGGTTGGAATTATATTTATTTAATTTGCATAAAATATTTTCATAATTATTTTTCAAATCAGATATAATATTATTTATTTTAAAATCTAAATTATCTACAACTAATATAGAACAATAATCTTCTATAGTTTTAATTAAAGTATTAGTGTGATTGTAATTAGTTGGATAAAATGGATCATCGTTAAAATCATAATATTGATATAAAGTAAAAAACCAACTTGATAAAAGATTTGTTATAGTTCTATATGATGATTTTTTATGTGAAAATATTTTTTCATTTAAATTAGATAAACATGATTTACTAAAATTTTTTAATAAATTACAATATAGTTCACCTCTGTATATTTCTTTATTTATATTATAATGAGTATCTTTATATTTTGGATATAATATTGTTTTATGGTCTGTTATAATTTCATTCATTATTAATATTAATAAATCATGTATTTATGTATTTTAAATAAATGAAACCCTTCCACATATAATAATTTAAGTACGTTTAATATATAGATTAGTTATACCAAGATCTTTAGATAAATAAGAAGCACAGTCGTCAATCTTATCTCCTTGTAGATGTAAAACAGTTTGATCTACATCTTCATATAGAATCTGTTTAATTGAACCACCGCATCCACATTTTGCTTTTAGTTTCTTCAGATGATCTTTCATTACTTCTATATCAATTTTCCAATTAGCTATATAAGTATTAGTACGACGACCGTTTTGTTCTTTAAATAATTGAATTTTACTTTGCGATAATGGTTCTATATCATTATTATCATTTGACGCGTCATCTTCATCTGACATGTTATCATCATCTGACATGTTATCATCATCTGACATGTTATCATCATCTGACATGTTATCATCATCTGATGTATTATCATCCGACGTGTCATTTTCATCTGACGTGTCATTTTCACTCTCATTTGTATCATTACATATATCTTTTTGTGTAGATTTTGTTGTTGATATTAGTGCAGATGTAGGTTTATTTAAATCGTTAGGTTTAGTTACTTGATTAGTAGACATTTTAAATACAATTAGTTTTATAATAATATAGATAAATTGAATAAATTTTTCAATTTTTTTATTACAACAATACATATTTCATAATATTAAGATTAAATTATTTATATCATTAGTAAAATTATAGTTATAATTATCATTTATTTTAATTTCATTAAATTTAGTATAATCACTTATATATATTTTAGACAAAGATGATTTGGTATCTGGTTCTATATGAAAATTATTAGGTTTTTTACAAATATTTTCATTTAAGATATGTAATATTTTCCGAATCTGTATCATTTTTGATATTCTATCAACTTTATAAATAATTATTATAAAATCCAATCCATTTGTTTGTCTTGATAAATAATCAAAATAGTTACCATGATGTAGAATCAAGTCCTTTGGTAATATATTAATACTAAGACATTTAGACTTTATTTCATAATTTGTACAACAATTTGTACACACCATATCCAGCGATGGTGCATGATTACCTAATAATTTCATACTTGATTTATAACAACGAGGGCATGTTAATTTATTGGCAGCAAAGTTTTCCATATGTAGACCTATTATTTTTTTCATATATGGTGCGATTTTAGATTCAATTGGACAATTTCTACACGAATGCAATCCATTACAATAGAAACATTTATATTTATTTATATTCATTTTTAATTAATATTATATTAATTAAAAAAAAATATTTTTCAATTTTTTATAATGATGTAATGACAGTAACTGGATTAACACTAATTGTAATTATATAAATTAATATTCCTATTAATAAAAATAACATAATCCATAAATATATAGTATTATGACGACGTGGACGAGTTGGCATTTGTGTTGTCGTTGGTGGTACAATTGCTTTAGTTGATGTTGGTGGTACAATTGCTTTAGTTGATGTTGGTGGTACAATTGCTTTAGTTGATGTTGGTCCCTGTGCAAAATTTTCCATAGGTTGAGATGATTGTTTTTGAAGTAAAGGTGGTACATTTGGAATAATTGGAATTTTTACATCAGGCGTATTAGGCATATCAGGCATATTAGGCATATCAGGCATATCATTTGTATTCATAATTCTTTTTTTAATATTATCTTTTTGATTTTTTATTTTATTCGCCGCTTCCCTTTGTAACCAGGAAATTATAGACGATTCTTCAAATTTTTCAGTAGCAACAGGAGGTGCAACAACAGCAGGAGGTGCAACAACAGCAGGAGGTGCAACAACAGCAGGAGGTGCAACAACAGCAGGAGGTGCAACAACAGCAGGAGGTGCAACAACAGCAGCAGGAGGAGCAACAG